GGTCGCGTGGGGGTCGTGGCCGGCTTGATTGGCAACGCCACATTCGTGGTGCCCCCCGGCAAGAACTACCGCATCGTCGCCTCGTTCGCCGTGGTCAACGCCTGGTCCGAGCTGCGGTGATGACGTCGGCCGAACCCCACCCATTGAACTGACCTCGCCGCCCCGACCGCGCGGCAACTGGAGACCCGATGAGCACCCTGCCGCCGCAACAGACCTTCCAGACCATGCTGCAGACGCTGCGCAGCCGCTGTGGCCTACATGCCACGCTGGGCAACACCCCAGCGCTCAACGACATCCTGACCGAGGCCAACGACTACGTCTATGAGCAGCTGGACGACGGCTTGCCCATGACCTCGATCATCACGCTGGCGGCCAATGCCAGCGAGTACCCCTGGGATTCCGACGAGGCGGAGCCGATTGCCCGGGGAAGTGTGCAGACGGTTTGGATCGAGCAGGGCGATTCAGAGCGTGTGCCGCTTCCCCAGGGCATCAACCACGCCATGCGAGCTGATCAGTCGCTGCGGGCCATCCCACAGCGCTATGACTCCCGCTTCGTGGACGGCATCTTCACCCTGGAGGTGTGGCCCATCCCAGACAAGACTTACCGCGTGTTCATCGACCACAACCGCGTGCTCACGCGCTTTACGCAGCCGACGGACAAGCCCAGCTGTCCCGCCCGCTTGGTGCTGGGCTATGCGATCGCGCTGGGCAAGGCGCACTACGGCAAGGCCGATGCGGACACCGCGGGCCAGTCGTTCAAGACGCTGCTCTACAAGGCGAAGGTGGCGCAGAAGGAAAACCGGCGTTACCTGCCGCCGACGGCCTGTGAACCCGGGCGGCCGCGCGTGGTGGCCACGGCCAACGGCTTTCGGCAGGTGGGCTGATGGCGGACGTCACCTACGATCGATTCGACGGCGGGCTGCTGCTGGCGCGGCCCTCTACGGTGGCGCCGGCCAACAGCCTGCGCAAGCTCATCAACATGGACGTGCAGCCCGGCGGGTGGTTGCGCAGTCGACCGAAGTGGAAGCCCGCCATGGGTGGTTTCCAGCTGGGTCCGCAGTGGAAGGGCTTGGAATCCAACGCCGGCTACCTCTGGACCTTCTCGTGCTGGGATGTGGCCAGCACCGGCTTCACCAGCACCGTAGTGAACTTGGACACGGGCGACCGCATTGTGTACGCCTTCATTTCGACGGGAACGGGCGGCGACTTTGCGGAGGCTGCGCGCGCGCGGCTGCGCGGTGTCGCTCGTTGGAACAACGGGTTTGTGGCGGTGCTCTCACCCGACGACGGCGTGACCAACCCCGCCGCGATCTTCGCTGTGAACACGAACACGCACGTCGTGACCGCAACACCCATCGTGGACGTCAACATGCCCAAGGCCGGCATCATGGTGACGGCGGCCGGGCGCATCTTCGCGGTCTCGGACGACGGTCAGACCGTGCGCTTTTGCAAAGTGGGTGACCCTACCGACTGGACCGCCGCTGGCAATGCGGGGTTTCTGCCCGTGTCCCAGCACTTCGCGAGCGGCCAGCGCGCCTATGCCATCGGGCAATACCAGGGCAAGCTGGCGGTCTTCACCGACCAGTCGATCCAGCTCTGGAGCATCGATCCTGACCCAACGGCCATGGCACTTGACCGGGTGGTCGACGGCGTGGGCACGCGCCACCACAGCTCCATCGTCTCGCTCTACGGCGACCTGCTTTTTCTTTCTGAATCCGGGGTGCGCTCGCTCACCACGCTCACGAATGCGGCTTTTCCCACCGACGTGGACGTCGGCCTGCCGATCAAGCCATTCACCAAGTCCCCGGCGAGCCTGACGCGCTTCAGCAACGGCGGCGTGCAACCCTCGGTGATCGCTCTGGCCGCGACGCCCATGGCGCAGTACTGGGTGGCAGCGCCTGGCCGCTGGACGGAGGGTTGAGCATGTTCAGCGCTGCTACCTTCTCGAACCGCCCCTTCTCTGCAGGCCAGATCCCGCAGCGCTCCGTCACGCTCGTGCCCCGCGTGGGCGAGTACGGCTGGGCCGCCTGGACCTACAGCCGCCAGGCCAAACTCAACGCATGGGCGTGGCATGGCCTGGGTGAATCGGGCACGGCGAACATCAATTCCTGGGCGCAGCTGGGCAACAGCATGTACCTGCGCCGCGAGAACGACCTGCCGCTGTACGTGATGCGCCCCGACGAATTCATCGAGGACGGTGAGGCCAACACCGAGAGCTCCAACGTCATGGCCGAGACGCAGTGGCTTGATTTCAAGGCGCCGGGCCACCTCAAGGCACTCACCGGGTTGGATTTCGACGGCCTCAATGTGCTCACCGTGGAGGTCTACGTCTCGATCAACGGCGGTCGCACCGGTGAGCTCGCCGACACCATCCTGGTCGGCAGCGCCGACGCCGGTTGGACCTACAACGGCGACGTGCTCCCGGTGGAGGCCAGCGGCACGGAGTTCAAACTGCGCTTCATTGGGCACCCCGACCGTGAGGTGCAGGTCAACCGCCTCACGATCTACTTCGACGACTTGGGCACGATGTGAAGGACGCGGTCTTCCTCACCTCGCCTGACCTGCTGGAGCAGCACTGGGAAGCGGTAGCGCATCTCATCGACCCGGCGGTGCAGCGACTCGCGCGCGGGGAGTGGACAACCGCCGACCTTGCCGATCTCGTGCACTCGGGCCGAGCCATCGCCGTCCTGGTGCTCGAAGACGCGGTCCCGTTCCTGGCGATGGTCTTCGAATTCCGGCACTACCCACGGCGCACGAGCCTCAATGTCATGGCACTGGCGGGATCGGACCTGGCCGGGGCGGCAGTGTCTTTCTGGCCCGGGTTCGTGGCGTGGGCCAAAGAATCCGGGGCAACTCAAATCGAGGCGTGTGCAGGTGTGGCCATGACCCGAGTTCTTCAGGGCCTGGGCTTCGGGCACGAATACAACCTTCTCAGAATCGAGGTGTGACATGGGTGGAGGTGGCGACGGCGGCGCAGGCCAAATGCGCGCAGACGAAGAGGAACGCCAGCGTCGGGTGCAGGCGGCGGTCGACACGGTCAATCAGACCTTCAACGGGCAGGGCCGGCGCAACATGTACACCGATATCCAGAACGCCACGCGCGATGTCGCCGTGCGCGACCTGGACAAGCAGTTCACGTCTGCCAACAACCAGAACCTGTTCGGCCTCGCGCGCGCCGGGCTGCTCGGTGGCTCGGTGGACGCTGAGTCCAGCGGTGACTTGGCCACGCGCTACGGCGAGGGCCAGATCCGCGCGACGGCGGCCGGGCAGGGCGCTGCTGCCGACCTGCAAAGCGTGGACGAGAAGACGCGCCAGAACCTGATTTCCCTGGCCCAGTCGGGCATGGACACAGGTACGGCTGCTGCGATGGCCTCGGGGCAGATGGCTGCTGCTGCAGACACCGCGCGCGCCACGTCGCAGGCCGCCACGGTAGGCCGCCTGTTCGACGACATGGGGCAGGCGTACCTCACCAATCAGCAGCTGAAGGCTCGTTTCCCTTCGGGCACCACCCAGGGCAGCGGCACGCCGGGCTACTCCAACAACCTCTTCGCCGGCAATTCGTACGGCGGCACCGTACGGAAGTGAGGTAAGCCCATGGATCCGATCACCATTGGCTTGATGCTCGCTGGCGCGGCCATCACCGCACACGGGCAAAACCAGGCGCTGAAGAAGCAAAAGCGCATTGCCGTGGCCGGTCAGCAGGAGATGCTCAACGAGCGAAACAAGGCTACCGACGTGGCGCTGCGGAAGGCTGCGGAGTTCAACCCGGACGCGCGCGCCGAGCAGCAGCAGGAAATCGCCCAGGCCATGGAGGGCGACTACCGCCAGGCCGTGGAGGGCACGCCCATCACTGCGCAAGGCGTGCAGGTGGGCAGCACGATCCCCACTGCCTCCGGCACCGGCGACTACCTGACCGCCACGGCGCGCGAGAAGGCCAAAAGCACAGAGTCTCTGCGCACGCTGGCTCAGCTCATGGGCCGCATCGGCTCAGCCGGCCAGCTTCGCCGCAACGAGGCGGTGGGCCTGGGCGACACTGCGGGGCAGATCGGCCGCATCCAGGACGGCGCGTCCAACATGGACCTGATCAGCGGACACCAAGCCAACATGGTGACGCCGAGCCTGAGCTCGCAACTGATCGGCGGCGCGCTGAGCGCGTATGGTGCGGGCCGCATGGCTTCGTCAGGCGTCGGCGCTGGAAAGTCTGCCACCCCATCGCTCGGCAGTTACGCCAATCCGAACATCATGGAGGCTGGGCGCCGCTCGGCTTCGGCCTGGAACGCAGGAGGCATCTGATGCGATTCCGACTTGCGACCAACGGGGCCAGCGGCGGTGGCCAGGAGCTTGCCGGCGGCGTGGGCAACCTGTTCCGCTCGATCGCGATGGCGCCGGCAATGGCGGCTCAGGCCTCCGAGCAGGCGCGCGACGCGCAGAGCCAGATGGACCTGCGCAACGCACAGACCGCGCTCTACCAGGGCAAGGCCGGCGAGGTGGCCGACCAGCGAGCTCGCACCACCCCGGGCTCCATGCTGCAGACGGCCATGACCACGCGCGGCGTGCCGCTGCATGAGCAGCCGGATTTTGGCAACTACCTGCGCACGGGCCAGATGCCTGGCCAGTACGTGACGCCGGCCGATGGCGTGGGCCCAGTGCTGCCTGCGCCGAAGATCTATCAGGACGACACGGCCGCGCGAATCCTGCAGACGCTTGGGATCACCAACACCGCGCTGACCGTGGGCGACAGCAACAGCTTGAACATCGCCAAGGCGGTCGGCGAGTACCAGGATCAGGATGTGATGGGCGAAGCTGTGGCCGCGGCGCGCGGCGGCAACGACATGCTGATGAGCCGTCTGAACACCGTGCGCGGGAAAAAGGAGTTCACGCCCTTTGCGGCTGTGGGCACCACGGGGACCGCGCTCAACCAGGTCACGGGCACCCAGGGTGTCGCGAACGCTGGCCTACGCGCGCTCTTCGGTGACAAGACCATGGCGGAGATCGAGGCCGACAAGGCGCGGGCCGGCGCTTCGCGGGCCTCGGCGGCGAGCAGCTACGCCAGCGCGGCAAAGACCAATCAGGAGCGCGAGCTGGGCGCGAAGGGCACGCTGCAGCAGACCGATCAGGGCCTGTTGCTGATCGACCCGCGCAGTGGCCAGGCGCGAGCTGTGATCGGCCCGGACGGGAAACCTGCCGGTGCCAAGCCATCCGGTTCCGCTGGGAACATCAGCGAAGGCGAACGAAAGGCCGCCACGCTGCTGGCACGGCTTCGTGGCTCGCAGGCTCAGCTGCAGGCGGCGCTGGAGTCGAACCCGTCTGCCGCAAAGCCCGGATATGCCGCCGAGGCGGTGCGTGCGGTTCCCCTCGTAGGTGGAGACACGCCCGCGAACCTGCTCACCGGGGAGACGCGGCAGCAGATCGAAGCGGCGCAGCTTGACATGTTGGACGCTGCGCTGACGCTGGGCACTGGCGCGGCCTACACCAAAGAGCAACTGCGCGGCTACGCGAAATCCTTCTTCCCGCAGATCGGTGACGAGCCGAAGACGGTGGCGGACAAGAAGGTCCGTTTGGCCAACGTGATTCGATCGGCAGAGATCGCCGCCGGGCGTGCTGAGGCTCTGGTTCCAAAGGCGCCCCGGCCATCCGCACCAGGCGGAGCATCTGGCGGCTGGGATGACCCCGGCGGCGGATCCGGTGGCGGCTGGTCGATTCAGCGAGTGGAGTGACCCATGGCCAAGTTCAAGATCACCGGCCCGGACGGCGGCACCTACGAGATCACCGCGCCCGACGGCGCCAGCGAGCAGGATGTGCTGGCCTACGCGCAGCAGAACTTCGGCGGCGGGCCGAAAGCTGCGCCTGCGACTCCCGCGCCTCCCAAGGTCGAGGCGCCCACCAGCGGCCTGGCCATGGGCCTGCGCGACCCGATCGACGCCGGCGCGCAGCTGCTGCGCCGCCTGGTGCCGGAGAGCGTGGGGAGGGCGGTGGACAACGCCGGCAACTGGTTGGCGGACAAGGGCTTGCCGGTGGCGCGCTCCTCGGGCGTGCAGGGCGTGGACAACATCGTGCAGGGAGTCAACAAAGGGTATGACCAACAGCGCCGCGCCTCGCAGCCTCCGACGCTCGGTGGCCTGATCACGGGGGAGCGCGAGGATCCGGGCTTCGACTGGGGGCGCCTCGGTGGCAACCTGATCAACCCCGTGAACTACGTCGGCGGCGGGGCGCTCAAGGGCGCGAGCACCGTGGGCCAACTCGCGCGAGGCGGTGCCATCGCTGGCGCCGTCTCTGCGCTGTTCCAGCCGGTGGTTGATAACACGGAGAACTTCTGGGGCGCCAAGGCAGGCCAAGCCGCCCTGGGCGCGGCCACTGGTGGCGTGCTCACCCCGGCCGTCGCCAAAGTCACCCAGGCCGGCGCGCGCGGCATGCAGGCCCTGACCTCTCCCGACCCGCGCGGGCAGGTGTTCACCCCCGAAGGTGTCAACATCCGCGTGAACAACATCCTGCAATCGCAGGGCATGAGCCTGCAGGACGCGCCCGACGTGATCCTGCAGTCGGTGCGCCGCCAGGTGGAGGACGCGGGCCGTACCGGCGCGCGCCTGGATCCTGCTGCCATGGTGCGCCGTGCGCAGTTCGAGGCCGTGGGCCTGGCCGGCGACGCGGCGCCCACCATGGGCCAAATGAGCCGCGATCCCATGCAGTTCGCCAACGAGAAGAACTTGTCGGGCGTGCAGCTCAACCGTGGCGCGCGCGGCATGGGCAACGACCTGGCCGACCGCTTCAACCTGCAGAACCAGCGCCTTGGCGAAGTCTTCGACCACATGGGGGCCCGCGACGCCACCGACCGCGTCACGGCTGGCCAGACCTTCATGGACGCGCTGCGCTCGGCCGACGCGCCGGTGCGCGCCAATGTGGACGAGCTCTACACCACCGCGCGCGGCATGAACGCCGGCCGGGCCGCAGACCTGGAGCGCGCCACCTTCAGCACCAACGCCAACCGCGCGCTGGACGAAGGCATGTTCGGCGCCTTCCTGCCGCCCGAGGTGCGTTCGCTGCTCAACACCATTTCCGACGGCCGCGCGCCGTTCAACGTGGATGCTGCGGTGCAGATCGACACCCTGCTGTCGCAGGCGCAGCGCAAGGCCGAGCGGGCAGGGGACGCTGCGGGGGCGCGCGCCGTGGGCGTGGTGCGCGACGCGCTGCACGGCACGCCCCTGGCCACCGCACCGGCCCAGGCAGCAGCAGGAGCTGGAGGCATGGCCGACGACGT